AGCATTTGTTGCTTTGTCAACTGCTGTTGCAACATCAGCTTCATTTATTTTATTTTTCAAATGTACTCTTACTGTGTTACTTTCTTTTTTTACTTCAGTGTCAGCAGGCTTAGTATCATTGGTTGTACTTGAAGCAACAGGTTCAATAGTTGTAGTAGGAGTAGTTGTTTTTGTAGTAGAATTTATTTGTACCTCAGCAGTCAAGTTCAAATCAACTTGTACTTTTTTCTTAATATCATCATTAATTTTTTTTAAATATTTATTATATATGTCTTGAATTTCTTGTCCACCTTTTACTTTTTTTATGTAAGTTGAAATATTACTAAATAGTTTACCTATAAAGTTAAATAATCCTTCATTTATTGGATTTATATCATTTTTAATATTTAAAAATTCAGTCTTTGAATATAGATTTCTCATGTGAAAATTTTATTTTTTATTATATATTAATATTTGAAATTCAAATATAACATTAACATTTTTATATATAATAAAAATTAATAATAATATGTTTGAATTTAAAAGTTATACATCAGATGGTACAATTTATGTTGAAATAAGATATAATGGTGAGGTAATTGATACTCAACAATTTGTTACTTATTTTAAGCCATATATCAATGGAGTTTCTTATTCAGGTGAGGATGGAGCTATACGTTCAATTAAAGCTAGGATTGAAACTGGAAAAGGATATTATTCTAATAGTACAAATATATTATATCCATTTACAAGTTTTTCAGACACTACAACAAACACAGCAAATATTAGTGGTATAAATACAGAAAAAAATATTTCAACATCAAAATCAGCTCTGATATCAACATCAGGAGCTACATCAGGAAACATTGTAAAATTAGGGACTGATGAATTAAAAAAGAATATAGATGGAATAAAGGAAGATATTGTCACTCTTCAAGAATTAGGTTTGTCTCCTATATCTAAAATAACTACTAATCTATGGAATGTAATTGAACCTCTATTATTAACTAAAAAACAAACAGCAAAAAAAATATTATTAATATCAACACCAGAAATGACAGAAGAAAATGCTCAATTATTCATATATGGAAAATTGTATTATAAAAATGATGTATTATATGATAATGATTTAATAGATCCAAGTTGTGTATCAAAACCAACTGATGATAAATATTATCCATCTTTAAGCGAAACTCATCCGATATCAAAACAAATTGACAAATGGATAAAAGAATTAAAAGATTCATTAAAGCAGTTAGGAATAAAATTAGGAGAATTTGTAGATTTAATAGCTGACACCATTGAAACAATTGCGTTGTCTCTATCATCATTAGTCTCATCATTAGTAATTTTACCATTTGGTGCTGGAATACCAACAGCTTTAACAGCAGTAAAATCTATGATAATCGCTATAAAAAATTTACAATCTAAAATAGGTGAAATATTTCCATTTTTAAGCGCATTTGATTTTGTAGGATATTTATTACCAATATCAGTTTTGACAGGAATATTAGCAACAATAATAGGAATATTAGCAATTATAAAAACTATAACATCCTCTATAACAAGCATATTTGGCGTATTGTCCATTATATTGGCATTGTTTAGTAAAATTAAAAAGAGATCAGATAATGTACAATTCAAAGCTTTTGCAATAGCAACACCTGATCACATTAGTATAGGTCAAACATCAATACTTAGTGTGAATGCTAATGGAGGAGATTATAATTACACATATGAATGGACTGATTCATACGGTAACATAATATATAATGATCAAAATCTAGATTATGATGATGGCACAAGAACATTAACCCCATATATTCCATTTTTTAATAGAACTCTTGTTATTTCGTCTCCAGAAATATCAAAATATTCAGTAAAAGTGACTGATGGTACAGGAAGAATTACTATATCTTCAGTTCAGATAAAAAGGGATTAATTTTTTTTAAAATTATCGAATTTGACAGTAAGCTTATCACCAGAAACTTTAATTGGATATTTAATAGGTGTTTTTAATTCTATTAATTTAGTTTCGAAAGGATTAACTGTATTGTTACTCACTAAATTATTTATTAAAGATATGTTGTTATTTTTTATTCTATTTGTTATATATTCTATACACTCGTCATCGCTATTTCGTATCAAAAAATCAAAATAATCCTGTAAATTATTAGTATTCATAAAATTGGACTTAACATCGTCATAAAAATAAACTTTATCATAAGCTTCCTTTTTAATTGGAACAAAACGTTTATCCTCAATTGTCAACCCTATCATATGTTCCAATAGAACTTTGTTTTTATCATAAATAATTTTATCCATAAAGCCAGTAGATCTAATTGATTCAGACACAAAATAAATTTTACTTATTTCTAATCCATATTCATTTAATTTGGTTCTTAATTTATTTAATAAATTTGAGTGTTTTTTTCTATCACTTCTAGCTGTCAAAACTCCTATTTCGATATCTTTACCAATAAGATGCTTCACATTATCTAATAATAGTATAACATTTTTATCATTTAAAATATCTTCATTGAAAAATTCACTATATGATATTCCTAAATTAGATAATCTAATATTTCTATTTTTTCTTTGTACTCTTTCCAACATATCTTTAGAAATACAAAATGTTTCTCCGTTATAATCAACTGGTAATTCATCCTTTGAATAAATTCCACTTTTCACTAACGCAAATTCAATGGGAGAAATCTTTAATATAGGCACAGATGGTTTATTTTTATCAATTAACCATATATCACTCTTTATGTACCAAAGTGTATTATCCAGATCAAAAAAGGCGATTTCTTTACCCATATTATTTTAAAATTTTTAGTATATCTAATTGATTATCTTCTATAAGTTCTTCAGCAGCTTTTTTTGTAAAAAATCCAGCTTCTACAATCTCATTTTTTAAAAAATTCTTCAAAATCATATCATTAACTAATTTTATGTTGATATCTATATATTCAATATCTACCACATAACAAGTTAAATTTTTATTAACTCCAGATTTTTGATACTCAATAACAAATTTATCACTAGAATTAATTTGTTTCTTTGCGATCTTTATTCCAGCTTCTTCCCTTAATTCCGTGATAGCTGTTTTTATTTTGCTCATATCATCCTCAATATGTCCCTTTGGAATAGACCACTTTTTCTCTTTTTTCTTGAATTTTTTTGGTCTTACTAATAATATCTTATTATTACATATAAGAACAACACCAGAAAGTTTATGAGATTTTACCTCTTTTTCTTGATATTTTTTGAATTCAACTATATACTCATCAAATTTCACCATATAATATTATAAATTACATTTAGTTTTTATTCTTAATATCAATTAAATCTCTTCTACTTTTTTTATTACTAATACTAATAGGTATATCTTTTATACCATTAAAATCTATAAATGCAAATTTATCTCCTTCTTTCCAATCAATATTATCTGTCATGTCATCAATAACAGATAATTCATCGGATGTCATTGCAAGTGCTTCACTTAAAAATTTTTGAAAATTCATTATTTTTGACATATTTATAATTTTTGATTTTGGTATATATATAAATAATTAAAATCAAATAAATTAACTAAATAAATTAACTATTTTTATTAAATATTATACTTTTTTGAGTTTTGCCTGATTTCATAATCTTTCATGAAATCTGGATGTTTTTCAATAATGTATTTTATGATATTTTTTCTATTATCAACTGTCATCATTTTCATAATATAATCATAAATATCATCATCAGATATAACATTAATTAAATCAACATTCAAATCAATGAGTTTTTTAAACATCTTTATTCTATCATATATAATGCACAATATCAAAGGAGATACATAATAATCATCGTCATCTTTATCCTTTCCTCCAATAGTAATATTATTAATATCAGCACCTTTATTTATTGAATAGTTGAAGTCACAATAATCACAGGTACGAATTGAATTATTTAACATAAAATTAAGTTCTTCCTGAGATTCTTCGATATTAGAAGAAGCCGTACTATTATTTGATATATAATCTTTAAATTTTTTAAACATATGTTATATATAAAAAATCACTATTAAAAATAGTGATTTTATTTTATGGCTTATATCTACCCAAATTATTCATTACAGAATTCATGTTAGGAATTTTATTTGAGTAATTTGATGCTCCTGAATTATCACTTGATGATTCTTTTTGCTGCTTATTATCTCTTTCAATTCTTGCATTTAATCTTTTTACATATTCCTCATATTCCCACCAACCTAATTCATTTATATATCTAGGTGCTATATGATCAGCATCCATAAATCCAAATTTATTGTCCAAAATAGTCATCAAAGGCATCTGGAATAACGAAAATATTTGAGGCTCCTGTGGGAAAGCTCATATCAGTGTGGACCTCCATTCCACATTCTGGACATTGATTCTTCATCTCTTTTATACCAAATAACATCTTATTAACAGCTTGATTTAAAATCTGAAAATTTTTCATATCCATCCTTTTAAATTCTTGTTCTTTTACTTTTATACCATCTTCAGTTATATTATTTCTATCATGCAATAAAAATGAAGCTAATTTCAAAAATGCTACATTAGGATTTTTTTCAATCTGAATTTTATTTTTAATATCACCAAAAAATATCTCTTGTATACCAATTGTAGGTGGCGCTAAATTATAATCAATTCCATCAATATTAAAAACAAAAACTTTGTTAATTGGATCATAGAATTTCTTTAATTTTTCAGGCATATCATGATTAACGAAAGATTTCTCAACAGTATCAGAACTAGTAGCTCTTAATTCCATCTTAAATTCTTTTCCACAATTTCCGCAAACTACTTCTTTTGATAAATTCTTACCTCCTGGAAATGTCAACTCCCTTATCATGAAAATCAATGACAATCTATCACCATCACGAATATCTTTATAAGAACCTTGTTTACCATTTGGATGAAAAAATCTTACACAAGAACTTAATATCTGATTCATTTTTTCAGTTATGTCTAAATAATTTTTATCATCAACCACAGAATATGCTTGAACTTCCTGAACTCTAGCCGCTCTAATACTAAGTTTTGTCCCATTTTTATAAAATATACCACATGGTAAAATATCAAATGGAATCATAGTGTATTCATTTGACGGCGTATTATTATCCAAATATGACATATCTGGTTTTTTTATAGAAATTACATCATCTTTATCATCACTAATAAAATTATTTTCTAAATAAGATAATGCATCTTCTTCTTTCTTATCATTGAAATTACTCATATATTTAATTATTTTCTATTATATATAAAATGATTCTGTACCCCCTATAAAATAAATATCAACCAAAAATCAAATTATATAAACTTTAATGTTATATCTTATTATATAAAATAAAAATATGGGCATAATCGAAATTATTCTAACAATATTCGCATGGAGAAAAGAATGGAAATGGAAATCTTTAATCCCAATATTGATGGCATTTTGTGTAGGATTAATTTGTGGTGTTTCAGGATGTACATCAAGTGATGTAATATTTGTAGATTATTTAACTATAATAATATTAATTGTCATGTGTATAAAAACACCTCATGAAATCTTCAAGCATGAAATAAAAAAAGAATCCTAATGGATTCTTTTTTTGTTCAAATATACTTTGATTTATTTAAATTTCCTTCATAAATAATACCATCTATCTCTCTTGTTGTAGCCCACAAAGGCTGCAAATTATTTAATGAACACACCTCTCTTATGTCAGAATCACTTGAAAAATTTATCACACCTTTTATATGGTCTATATGCCAATCACCATAATTATTCCAACTCATATTAGTAGTGAATTTACTTTCAATGCTAATCTTAAATTCTAATGCAGAATATCCTAATATGTCTATTGTATGTCCTTCTTTTATTGTACCAAATCTTTTTATTGTAGAATGTAAAACTGATCTCCATGCAATAATGTGAGGATTATTTTCTCTATACTTTATTTGATTTTTTGAATTCTTATCTGGATTATTTTTAACATAATCTCTCATTTCTTCTCTGTGTTCTTCTCTATAATTATCAAGATATTTTTTTATACTATCTTTATTTTCTTTTCTGTAAATCTTTTTATCAGCTAAAATCTTTTCTCTGTTTTCAATATGATAATCTTTCTTGTGTTCTAAAATAGCTTCTCTATTTTCTGTATAACGATTCTCATCGTATAATTTTCTTTTTTCTTTAAACCCTGGCGCTTCTTTATATTTCTTTTGAATATCTTTAACACATTCTTTACATTCATTTCTATGCCCATCTGGTGAACCTTTTTTCATGTGAAACTCATCAATTTCTTTGATGTCTTCACAAACTCTACATTTTTTATATAACATAATAAACCTGATTAATTTTATACTTTATATATAAAAATAATCAGGTTTTGTTCAATTTTTCTTCTCAATAATTTAAACTATTTATATTTAAGTTGTAAGTCATTGATTTTTAATGACTTAGTAGTAAAAATCTTCCCAGTAGTCGGCTACAAAGTTTGCAGTCAAATCAAAGATATCAGTTGAGCTTTCCCAGCTTAGTTCTTCGAATCCAGTGAAACTTTTCATCATGGCGTTATGGTATGTTACCCTACGAATAACTTTACCTTCTTTATCGTGTGCATGAATAATAATATCACCAACAAGATTTTTCTTATAATGAAGAGTGCCAGTTTCATTATTCCAACCTAAATCGTACCAGTCTTTTAGAATTTTGAAGCAAAAGATTTGATAGTCGTCATTTTGGTTAAGATTAAAAGAGATAGATAAATCATCAATGTGAGTTTTTTCTGGCATCATAACAAATGCTCTTGTAGAGTATTTGAATCTTTGTACACCAGTTGACAAATCAGGATAAGTTGGGAATTTTGCTGATTTAGTATTTTCCAAAAGAAGGTGAGTTGCATTTGGATGTAGTGACTGAAGAACAGTTGGTAAAATAATTGTTACTTCATATAAATTTTTGTGAATAGGCTCCCATTTTTCTCTTGCCGTATCCACTGTTGTAAAGTGTGCTAATCCCATTTTTTATTAGATTATTTTTTATAAATTAAATATATAATTCAGTTCTATATATTAAATTTAACACACTGTAATCAAAAAAATAAACAAATATTTTTAATTACCTAAATAGTTGCTTATATATTGATTTTTTAGTATACAAATAAAAAAATCAAAAAAAAATATTTATATATAATAGGTTTATACATTATATTTTGATATTATAAATAGTTCAGGATATTTATCAATTAAGAAATCATATATTTCAAGTGATTTGTTAATTGAAAGTGTTTTTATATTATCAACTGATGACACAGTAAGATCACCAACAGTTATATTTGGTAATTTATTTAATATAATTTCTGATACTTTTATCAATTCTGAAATTTTATTTAAATCTAAAGTCAATGAATCTATTATTTCGTAATAGTATTTTATGGTATCATCAATAGATTTTTGAGAATTAAGAATTTTCATTTTTATTTGTTTATCGTATATTTCATCTCCATCAAAGTTAATTACATTTATAGGAAGAAATTGTCCATCTTCCCAATATGGAGTGGCATATATCACAAAATCATTAGAACTCCATACAAAAGAGCCTGAACTACTATCCACGTAAAATTCGAAATCATTAATGGTTTTTTTATCATTTTTAATCTTATCATATAGTATATCTAAGTAGGTATTATCATCATCTTCTATACTTTCATTAAATCTTTTCAACTTCATATTTACACATTAAATTTGTTTGCATTTTGTCTTAAATTATATCTATCTATTAATTCTTGTTTTTCATCAGAAACATCAAAAATTTCTTTTGAATTTACAACAATAGATTTCTCTTTACCAAAATAGAAATCTATATCAAATGGTATGTCATTATATTTAACTGTTATCTCCTTTTCATAATAGCCTTCTTTTATATTAACAATCTCTCCTATTGTATTATTGGTAAATTCTACTATCTTTTTCTTTTTGTCATTACTCTGACCGTACCAAATAATATCTTCTTTTTTTATATTAAGTACAACATAATTTCCGATTTTAATATCTGATTCTTCATAGTCTTCGTATATTTTCAAATGTTTCATATCATTATATATTAATTTAATAATTTTATTTTTATATATATTGTTATGAGATACATAAAAACTTTTGAAGACTTAAAAAATACAGAGATATCAATTAAAGAATTGATGGATGATTGTCTAACATATGATATTGATTTTTTTGATTTACTTAAAGAAATGATATTAAATAATATAATAACATTTCAATGTTATCGAATTTATGATGAAGATGATAATTATATATATACAGCAAAAAATATAACTGGAAGATGTAAAGACATTAAATTAGTTGATGAATATTCTTCAGTTTATGAATACGATATATTAGTTAATATGAATAATATATGGTATGGTTTAACAAATAGAAAGATAAATAAAACTCAAACTTTCACTTTATACAATCATAAAAAAGGAGAATTGGAGGAAAAATTAGAATTAGAAAAACACACAAAAAAATACAATGTATAAAAAAAGAGAGAAATAATTAAATTATTTCTCTTTTTGTTTATTTATTTGTTTTTAATTATTTATACACCAATCAAAAGAACATTTAATTTATACAAACCAACCAGTTTTTTAATTTTAGATTTATTATTTATTTTTTCACCACCTCCATTATCATAATCAGTTTCAATTAAATCAACAGGTTCTTGAGATGGTACATAACCGTTACCTTTCTCAACTTCAAAAGTAATAATACCATCACATATAAATCTTTCTTCATAATTATAATAATATCCTTTTTTTGTGAAATCTATGACACCTTTAATTACAAAATCATCATTATATTCACCTTGATTGTCAGTTCCATCTTGTTCACCAAACCCTATTCTTGTTCCTTTTTCAATTTCAAATTTTTTATATTCATCTTCTTTCATTTCATCATCATCAATACTACCAGATAAATCACCATATGATGGTTTTTCTTTTAAATACACAGTAGCATAATCAAAAACTTCTTTATATGGAAAATCTTTTTCCAAATCTGAAGTTAACGATGAGAATTTTTTAAAGTTAGTTACCATTCCAAACTCTTTATCACTAACTTCAAATATTTCAGATTCACTTGCTCTGACATAGATTTCTCTATTTGAAACTTTGTTTTGAAACTTACGGATGATATTATCACCTGTGCCTGATTTAGAAATCCTTTTCCAATCTTTAGCATTGGTGAAGTTGTGTTCTTTCTCAATTAAATGTTCAACTATTAATTTGATGCAATCTTCTGTTGTTACTTTCATATTTTTGATTTTTAAATTAGTTATACTTATTAAAACTTTCAATTGCATAATTATATAATTCACAAAATCTATCATCTGATAAAAATAAGCTCATCTTATTATTAGATCCAATACTATTATTTTTAATATTATTATCAATAAATTTTAATAAAATCATAATAGCATCATGTTTTTCTAAAGATAAAATAAATTTTTTAAATTCTTCTATTTCTTCATCTGTCAAACCAGAAATCTTACCACTTTTAATAACATTAAAAAAAATAGATTTTTTAATACCATCACTTTTTACAATTTCTTTTCGATAATCTTCTACACCTAAATAATTCTGTTGTTCTTCAAATGTTTTAATTTTTTTCATAATCTTTATTTGTTTTTGTTGTATATATTAATTTTTTTTTGAATATACAAAGATACTACTATTTTTCTATATTCTAAATTTTTTTAATTAATGTTTATATTTAATTAATGTTTATTGATATTAATTATTTTCCAAATAAATTTCAATTGTCCAGAATCATATATTCTATATATTTTTCTTTCCAACATTATTTCATGTTCTGTTTTGTTTTTATCATATCCATCTTTTATAAGAATATCTTTTCTGAAATTGAATCTATTTTTACGTATACCATCTATCACATAATAATAATTAGATTTAGATTTATGAACGAATTCAAAACCTAATTTATAATACAAATCACCTTGACTCCAACTTCTATCTGCATATGTAACAATTTCATTATATTCATATGTTTTTAAAAAATATTTAAATAATTTAGATGCTCCTCCAACTACACTGGTATTTAATTTGTTGCAAAATCTTAAAAGTTCATATGAGCCATCATGACTTTTTATTCCCATATTTTTTCTTTGATTTCCAAATGTCATTAAACTAACTAGAACATTTTCAAAAAATAATCCTATTTTTATTTGTGCGCCAATAAATCCTTGTATATGATTTTTATCTAAAAATTCTTTCAATAAAATATTATCAGCAATTTCTTTAATTTCGCATTTTCTTGCATATAATACACTATCATTTTTATTCAATAAATTTAATATTCTTGATTTAATAATATGATTCTTATTTGTCCAATCATCTTCATAAACATGAATTAATTTTATTCCTTTACTTTCTGATAATTCAGTCTTTTTTAAATGATAATCACTTGTTTTATATACTTCACTGTGCCAATAAATACCATTAAATTCAAATGCAAGTTTCATTTTTGGTAAATAAATATCTAATTCATATGGAGAAATAATTTTCTTACTATTTACTATAATTTCATCATCATAATTTTCTTTTATAAAATTAAGTAATTCGAATTCACTCATTGAAGTTTGATTAAAATGCTCTGGAAAACATTCAGTACACATGTAATTTGCAAATTGTTTTCTGGATTTAAATAATTCAAAACTAATCTTAAACGTGTGTTTTTTTCCAGAATCACAATTCATTAAATATTCTCTTGCGTCATAATCAACATCAATTATATTATTATCTTGATTCAATATTTTATTATTTTTAATTGTATTTTTTCTATTACTCACAGATTTATTCAATATATCTTTATTTTCATATGGATTATTAACTCCATAATTTTTAAATAATGTATCTTTAGATTTTTTGAAAAATTCTTCATTCTGAAAAGTATATTTTACTCCATAACGAGCCATCATAGTTTTTGTATAATTTTCTTTATAATTACTTTTTTTGAAAGACTCAATTCTTAATTTTTTTATTTCTTCAGATTTGTTTGGATTATTAACTCCATAATTTTTAAATAATGTGTCTTTAGATTTTTTTTGTATTTCATCGTTTTGCAAAGGACTATTACTACCATATCTTTCTTGATTGGTTTTTATCATTTTTTCTTTAATATCTTTATTCATACCAGGTGCTTTAGTTCCGTATTTGGCATATGATTTTTCTTCTTTGACTTTCTTTATTTCAGGATCACTACTCACACAAGAATTTGAACAACGCTTACTATAGCCCAATGTTGAATTTTTAAATTTTACTATATTATGACAATTTTCATTTGAGCAATATATAATTTCTTTTAAATCATTAACATAATGATAAACTTTTTCTTTAAATGGTAAATCTATCAATTTATCATTACAAAATTCTATGACATCATTAAAAATATCAGGATAATTATTTTTAACGTATTTCTCTGCGTACATTCTTCCAGAAGGACCATTTTCTTTTTTTATTGCTTCTACATTTTCATTTTTGTTCATAAACTCTACGTATGTTTTTATTACTCTAATAATAAATTTTTTAATATAAAGTTTATAAAAAAAAGAGAAATAATTAAATTATTTCTCTTTTTTTTTATTTATTATATTTGATTAATGAAATCCCATTGATTTTATATCACCTTTCTTCATTATTGTAATATTATTAACAATAATTCCCATTCCTTTTATCAATTCTACATATGTGTCAATTACACCCATCTGTAAATCAATAACATAATCATTATTATTACTTTCATCACAAACATTCCAGAAATCATACAATGCATCATTATCTAGCATATCTTTACAAATTTTATCAGCTCTATATTTAATTTCTGCTCTAATTTCTGCAGTATTAAATTGCCATTGATATCCTAATAACATATCATACATTCTATTTTCAAGTTCGATAAGAACTTCTCTTGAATGTAAGAAGCTAAGAGATGAATATGGAAATACTTGTGCTGATGTTTCATCATTGATACAATATCCGTTATTCAATTTATAAACAATTGGATTTGCATTCATTCCATGTAAAGATTCAAGATCTGTATTATTAAAGTCCATTTCAGTTTTAGTGATGGTTTGAACTCTACCATTTGTTATTCCTGCACATATTGTCCAAGGAGTCATACCTGCAACATTAGATGTAAATTTCTGCATATAAGTTGTAGCTGCATAAGCTGCTGGTGGGACCCATTTTGGTATACCATTATCATATATTCTAATATATGGAAAGAAATATCCAACACAACTTCTACCGTCAATTCCTTGATTTGGTTGAGCAAATTGATAATAATAATCTGGATTTTTACTATCATCAGCTCCTGCCTT